AGTCACCTTGTGGGATTGATCCCGCGTTACGCGTAACGAGCCCCGCCCTGTGCGGGGTTTTTCTTTTCTGGAGCAACCCCATGAAGCCCACGTTTCAAATCGTCGCGGATGGCAAGGACATTACCGCGCTGATCAATGACCGCCTGTTGCTGCTGCGCACCTCGGACAAGCCCGGCATGGAGTCGGACGAATTCGAGCTGCGCATTGACGACCGCGCCCAGGCCGTCACGCTGCCCTCGCGCGGGGCCAAGATCGAGGTCTTTCTAGGCTACGGTGCGCAGGCCATGGCGCGCCTGGGCAGTTACACCGTGGACGAGGTCGAGGTGACCGGCCCGCCGGACACCATCACCTTGCGCGGCAAGGCCAGCGACATGCGCGGCAGCGGCAAGACCACCCGCAGCGGCAGCTGGGAGGATGTGGCACTGGCCAAGATCGTCAGCGATGTGGCCGCCCGCAATGGCTGGGAGCCGGGCTGTACGGTGCAAACCAAGGTGCCGCGCGTCGACCAGCGCAACGAATCCGATTTCAATTTCATCACCCGCCTGGCCAAGCAGTACGACTGCACCGCCAAGGTAGCCAACGGCAAGCTGGTGGTGCTGCCGCGCCAGGGCGGGCAGAGCGCGAGCGGCAAGGCAATCGGTACCGTCACCATCAGCCGCGCCGATGTGAGCCGCTATTCGTTCCGTCTGGGCGACCGCAGCACCCAAAAGGCGGTGAAGACTCAGCACCAGGACAAGGCCACCGGCAAGTTGAACGTGGTGGAACTGGGCAACGACGACTCCCCCACCGGCCTGCCGGGCGTGCACACCGACCGCCATATCTACCCCAACAAGAGCGCCGCCGAGCAGGCCGCCAAGGCGCGGCTGGCCGCGTTCAACCGCAGCACCGCTGCCGTGCGCCTGGAAATGGTTGGGCGTACCGACTTGTTTGCCGAACGGACCATCAACGCCCAGGGCTTCAAGAGCGGGCTCGATGGCGAGTACTTGGTGGACAGCGTGGAGCAGGTGTTTACCGCCTCGGGCTGGAGCACCACCGTCGAATGCAACGGTGGCAAGAAGGGCAAAGCCAAGGCCAAGGGCAAGAAGACGAAAACCGACAAGCCGCTCAAGACCGTGGATGTAGGACCCGCGTGAGCGACCATCATTAGGAGCAAGAGACCATGAGCGTTACCGCACAGCAGCTGCTGCAGATTCTCCCGAACGCCGGCCCGAAAGCCGGCGTTTTTGCACCCGTCCTCAATGCCGCCATGGGCGCGCGCGGCATCGTCACGCCGGCGCGGCAGGCGGCGTTTATCGCGCAGATCGGCCATGAGTCCGGCCAGTTCCGTTACGTGCGCGAGCTGGGCAATGACAAGTACCTGGCCAAGTACGACACCGGCGCGCTGGCGGCGCGCCTGGGCAACACGCCGGCCGCCGATGGCGATGGCCAGAAGTATCGCGGCCGGGGCCTGATCCAGATCACCGGCCTGGCCAATTACCAGGACTGTGGCGAGGCGCTGGGTCTCGACCTGGTCAACCAGCCTGAGCTGCTGGAGCTGCCCCAGCACGCGGCCGCGTCGGCGGCCTGGTTCTGGCAATCGCGTGGGCTCAACACGCTGGCGGATCGCGGCGACTTCGTCGGCATCACCCGCAAGATCAATGGCGGCGTCAACGGCATTTCCGATCGCATGGCGCTGTGGGAAAAGGCCCGCAAGGTGTTGGGCGTATGATCGGCCCTAATCCGCGCCTGGCACTGCTGATACTGCTGCTAGGCCTAGCGTCCCACTGGGGCGTCTACCTGCATGGCAGGGCGGTGGAACGCGCCGAAGCCACCCGTGCATCAGCAGAACGTGACAGCAGCGACCGTCTGGCCGAGGTAATCGGCGAACAGGGCGCCCGAAAGGAAGAACAGCGACGCGCCCAGGCGCAGGAGGAGGCAAGAGCCCATGCCCAAGAAGAAAGAACGACTGCTGACGCTGGCAATGCTGGCGCCGATGCTGCTGGCCAGCGGCTGCGCGACCAAGGTGCCAAGCTCGCCGCCGCCGTCAGTTGCCCCGCCACGGATACCGCCGCTATCGCCCGAGGCCAGGCAGCCACCCGCGCCGCCATGGTGCTCTCCGAACTGCGCGACCGGGCTGATGCACGAGCGGGAGAGCTGGCGAAAGCTTATGACCGAGCCCGAATAGCGGGGCAGCTATGTGAATCGTCCTATAATGCTCTGGTCCCATAGCTGGAGCAGACGATGAAACGAACGTTGGAAGGCATAGCTCTCGCCGGCGAACCCCTGCTTCGTCAAGCCTTGGAGGCTATACGTGAGCATCGAGCAGCCGAGGAGAATGGTGCGTCCATTGAAGAAGTTGAGCGCCTACGTCTGCTGGCCGACTCGCTTTACAATGCGGCCATTGACTACCAGCTGGTCGCAGCTGGTCATCCACCATCCACCATCCAATGACACCCGCCACGGGGATGCAAATGAGCGACAAACCGCCACCCCTGTTACCCGATCACCCCATGTACAGCGATGCTGTGGCTGCGATGAAGCGGTACCACGAGGCTCAGGCGGCAGGCGAATCTGCCGAAAAGGTCGAACGCTTGCGGCTAATTGCCGAATCGCAGTTCCAGGCGGTAACCGACTACCAGCTCAGAGCTCTAGGTCGCCCTGGCGGTTCTGTTCACTGACCGGCTCAATCAGCTCATGGCCTTGGTTCTTAACATTCCCCACGGCCTTGCCAACTGGAAACCATCGGAAGTCTTGTGCCGGCCGGCATCCAGCCTCGACAATGGCCTCCAAGCGTTCGCCTGATGTGGCTGGATCCAGCCATTCCTTAGCGGTTTCAGGCGAGAGCACCAGGGGTTTTCTGTCGTGGATGTCGACCAGGCCTTGATCAGCAGCGGCTGTGATGACAACAAATCCATCCCGCTCATCTGGCTCCAGACCCTGATGTACTTCTGCGAGCGCGGCGAAAAATAGAGGTCCGCCATCGGCGCTCGTGATGTAGTACGGCTGCTTTCGCTTCGGGTCTGCAGGATCTGGAACCCATTCGAACCAGCCATTTGCCGGCGCCAAAGCCCTTCCGTTCGGCCACAGAGCCTTGAAGAATTTTCCCATCACCACCGTCTCGGCCCGAGCATTGATCGGGTCCGGGCGTTTCCCCTTCGCCCAGAAAGGCGACCATCCCCACTTGACCCTATCCACGCTCAACCCCTCGTCTACTCTGCGGATGACCTCGACGCAGGTCGAAGGTGCCACATTGAAGCGACTGATCGGTTCATGGTCGTAACCATTAATTACGACCAGATCCAGCGAGAGCTGTCGCAGGTAGTGATCCATCGACTCATAGATCGAGTACCGTCCGCACATAATTTCCCCTCTCGCCCGTCAGAATTTTCATCGCCCAGGATTGACCGAGCAGCTGATGCCAGATTTACTGTATATGCATACAGTTTGCCTCGGACCTTCCACCATGACCATCACTTTCTTGGGTACGCCAACCGGCGGTACCGAACCGCTTCCGCTGTATTCGTTTCGCGTGCCGGCCGGATTCCCGTCGCCTGCTGCGGACCACCTGGAAGGCCATATTTCCCTTGATGAGTTATTCGACCTCCGCGCGCCCCATGTGTATCTAGTGAAAGTCGAAGGCGACAGCATGCAAGGGGCAGGGATCTACTCTGGTGACATCGTCATCGTCGATCGCGGCCGCGAGGCTGAACACGGCGATGTGGTGATTGCCGCGGTTAACAGTGAGCCGGTTTGCAAACGCCTGCACCGGCGCGATGGCGTGGTCATCTTGAAGTCCGAAAACCCTGCATATCCGCCGCGATACATCATGGAAGGCGACGAGCTCGTGATATGGGGCGTTGTGCGTTACAGCGTTCGTGACCATGCGCAGTGACCAGGTGTTTGCGCTGATTGATTGCAACTCGTTCTACGCTAGTTGCGAGCGTGTGTTTCGGCCGGACCTGGCCAAGACCCCAATCGTCGTGTTGAGCAACAACGACGGCTGCGTGATTGCCAGATCCTACGACGCTAAGCCATTTGTGAAGATGGGCGAGCCGTTTTTCCAAGCGAAGGAAAAGCTGCGCCGACACGGCATCATGGCCTTCAGCAGTAACTATGCGCTCTATGGCGATATGAGCGAGCGTGTCATGACGCTGATCGAATCGATGGTGCCGGCAACAGAGGTCTACAGCATCGACGAGTGTTTCGCTGACCTTTCCGGCATTCAGGAAAACCTGACCCAGTTCGGACGAAAGCTGCGCTCGAGGATCTTCCAGTGCACGGGGATTCCTGTGGGTGTCGGGATCGCCGGAACCAAGACGCTTGCGAAACTGGCCAATCACACCGCCAAGCGGCTGCTGGCGCAGACAGGTGGCGTCGTCGACATCACCGATCCGTTCAAGCGCGATTGGGTGTTGCGCAATACCGAGGTGAAGGAAGTATGGGGCATTGGTCGGCGTATGACCGCTCACCTTGAAGCAATGGGCATCCGCACAGCCATGGACCTGGCCAAAGCTGACGCCTGGACACTTCGCCAGAAGTTCAGCGTTGTGGTTGAAAAGACGGCCCGAGAGCTCGCTGGCACACCATGCCTTGAACTTGACGAGGCCGAACCGCCGAAGCAGGAGATCTGCTGCAGTCGGATGTTCGGAAAGCGGTTGACCGAGCTGGCGCCGATCAAACAGGCCGTGGCCACTTATGTTGGCCGCGCTGCGGAGAAACTGCGGGCTCAAGGGTCAGTGTGCAAGCGCATGCGGGTCAGCATCCGCACAGGCATGTTCAATCCGGAGGAGGCGCATCACGCCCAGGGTGCGCTGGTGGAGCTTCCTTACCCAACCTGCGACACGCTGCTAATGACTCGACTGGCCACCGATGCGGTCGGGAGGATCTTCAGGCCTGGGTTCCGCTACAGCAAGGCCGAGGTGCTGCTGATGGACCTGCGGCAACCAGGTGAGTTTTCAGAGGATTTGTTCGCGCTCAAGCAATCGGTGGCATGTGACCGGCTGATGCAGGTGATGGATAACATCAATGAGCGCTGGGGGAGGGGGACGATGCGAGCCGGCAGCGTGCCGGCGACACCGGAC